GGAGCCTCGTGTTGCTCTGAGCATCGCCCAGAGAGAAGCTCCCTACGACATATACACACACGTGCAAGATGAGGTACTAGGGGGCAACCTTTCTCGTGACGAGACAAAGATCGCCACAATAGGCTGCCTATACGGCATGACGGCCTCCACACTACAGGGAAAAATACCATCAGGAATGGATGCAGGACGCATTCTAAGCAATATCAGAGACTATTTTGATGTACCAAACATGGAGAGAAGTCTGAGACAACAGGCAGCAACTACGGGTCACATACAAAGCTTCTACAACCGCCTGATCAAGTCAGATTCAGCCCACGTGAATCACTATTTGCAATGCACAGGTGTTGATGCAGCTTTATTGGGTTTTGGCTGGCTTTTAGAGCAATGCAGCCTACAGGAGTTGGACGTAAGACCGATATTTGTGATTCATGATGCGATTGTTCTCGATGTGAGGGAGGACCAGATCTCCAGGTTGAGAGATATAACAGATCAAGGCCTTCACGTCAAGAGAATGCAACAGAGATTTCCTGTTAAAGTTGAAAATTTTTGCCACGGTGTGTAAGATATATTCATGATTGATGTAGAGACACTTGAGAAGAATTGGACAAAGTTTGACAAGCTGTGCCGGAGGCTGTCAGACGAGGGCTTAAATAATCTGCTCGACACCCTTGGAGATCGAATTGTAGTGTGCCCAGCGTCACCCAGACAAGATAGCTACGGATGCTATCCTGGTGGAATGGTCGAGCATGTCTTAGATGTCACAGTTAGAATGAGAACACTTAATGATGCGATGGATCTGGGTCTTCATCCATCACAGATACTAAAGGTAGGACTACTTCATGAGATTGGAAAGGTCGGAGACCTGGAAGAGTCCTACTTTGTGGACCAGGATTCGGACTGGCACCGTGACAAATTAGGACAGCTCTATACATTCAATGAAAGCCTCAATAAGATGTCACTTTCTCATCGAGCACTACATTTACTTCAACACTTCGGTGTCAGACTTTCCACAGAGGAGTGGCTCGCGATACAGCTAGCAAGAGGCTCACACTTTGAGGAAAATAGATTCTACGTCGGTCATGAGGGAACACTAGGCCTCCTGCTTCAGCAAGCAAAGGCGATGTCAGTTCACTTGTCTCAGTAGGATGTGACGTTTGGTCAGACTGTAGATATTTATCTACATGGCAAATCTTACTGCAAGGGATATCATACGCGCACTTGTTAGCGACATCGTCAAGAAGCCGGAAGCAGGTGTTGCCTCAGGCCGCGGTATTGGTGTTCCAGTTGGCGGTGCAATTGGCGGCGGCGATGATTATTACTATAAGATCGGTCGAAACCGAAGACCATATCACCCGGGTGAGACCGGAACACCAAGCCACTCGGCTGACGCGGGTTTCTCATCAGCACTTAGCCAGAATGTAGGGCATGTGGATCCAGAGTCACTAGAAATGTCAATGTTCCCAGAACAAGAACCTGATGATCTAGATATTTATCCTGAGCCAGAAGTTTTACCTTTGCGCACCCGCAAGTTAGTCTCTAGGGCTCCATATATTAGTGAGGAGAGAATGAGAGTCTACCCAACACTTGAGGAAGTTTCTCAAATGAGCGAGGACGAGCTGCTTAGTGAAGGAGCTCTTCTTGATATTTTTACAACCATGCTTAATTTTATTCCACACCCTTACGTGCAAGTTGCTATTGCGTTTATCGAAGGGTTTGATGCCTTGCGAAAGTCAGGTAGGTTTAGTGATAGTCTGGGTGATGCTAGCCAGATGCTAGATGATAAAATTGGCATAACGCTAACTGAGCTGGGCGATCGCGAGTATGGAGATGATGAATTTTCAGATTCAATTGAGAAAATTTGCAGACTGTCTGAAAGTGACAAGCAAGCATTACGGGCATCTTTAACAGATTCAATAAATGATCTTCAAAAAGTTGCTGAGTCTGTGATGAAGGCCCGCCTGGGAAAAGCCGGCATGAAACAAGCAGCTGTCTTACAGTTCACACCAACGACTGTGATAACATTTCTTGCAGAGCTGCTTGACGAGATTCCACTGCTCAGAAGGGTCGCATCCCTTGCAATTGGCCCAGCCTATGTAGGGTTACTCCTTAAGCGCCCGGGAGGAATACCTGTCAGAAAAACTGCTGTGGTCGGTATTACTACAAGGATTGGTACAATATTTAATGCATTAAAGTCTGATAGCGGAACTTGTCGAGGAATTGAGCCAGAAGAACCCGAGGTTGAAGAGCCCGAGACTGAAGAGCCCGAGACTGAAGAGCCCGAGACTGAAGAACCAGAAGAAGAGGATATAGAAATGGCAGATAAATACTTAACACAGCTAGCTGATATGGAGATTCCACTTGAAAAACTTCCAGACATATTTAGAGCATTAGCGCTGAGAGAGATTCGTCAGCTTATTAGAGAGACCATTTATGGTGCTTATCCTTCACTAAGAAAGATAGAGCCCCAGGGATTTCTTCAATACGCTCCGGTAACTTCCGAAGAGGAAGATGAGGAAGATGTTATTATCACTCGTCTTTCGACAGGTAAAGTCCCGGATACCAATGATTTTGCTGTCGCATATAAGACAGATTCCGGGGTCATCACAGCACATCCGAAGCCCTTAAAAGAGTCAGAGATTCGAATGCTCATTCGTCAAGCGCTCGATGAAGCAAAAAAAAAAAGAAAAAGTAAAAAGGGCAAAACCGACGACGAGATAGGAGAGGCCTCCGGCACCAGCGCCATCGGAGGCGGCCCAGTTACTCCTTTGGGCACAGGTCCGCAAGGAAAGAGTCCTTCTCGGCAGACATACATGGCCCAGGCCAAGAAAAATGCAGCATTTTACGGTGGGTCTCTTGTAAACCCACAGGATCCAGCACTTATTTATACAGCGGCAGAAAAGTGGGCAAAGGGAATTGCAGAGAAGTCTGGCAGCAAGCGAAAAAAGAAAAAGAAAAACTAAGCATAAAACATAAAATTATTTGAACATTGATCTAAAATTAAGCATAATATTATTTGCATATTGCAAAAACTACACATTGAACATTAAAAATTGGAGGAACAATGGCAGTTGATTTTGATGCAATCCGTAAAAAGCTTGACAGACTAAGCGGAACAAATAGAAATAGGTCCCTTATGTGGCGACCACAAGAGGGAGAGGAGCACACAGTACGTCTTCTATCTTTCCCAGATAATGATGGCCAACCATTTAAGGAGTTGTGGTTCTACTATAACATTGGAAATGAGAGGGGTCTTTTGGCACCTTATCAGTTCAATGATCCTGATCCGATTCAGGAGCTAATTACAAAGCTTCGTGAGGAAGGTTCTAAGGAATCCTATGAGCTCGCTAAGAAGCTCTATCCTAAGATGCGTACTTACGCGCCCGTTGTTGTCCGAGGAGAGGAGGACAAGGGTGTTCAGATCTGGGGTTTTGGTAAGACTGTTTATCAGAATCTTCTGGGACTGATGCTTGATGAGGACTACGGAGATATCACAGATCCACAAACAGGCCGTGATATCAAGGTCACATGCACCAAGCAACCTGGTCGGCAATGGTCGATGACTGAGGTTCGCCCACGAGGCAAGCAATCTCTTCTGTCTGAAGATACAGATCGGGCAAAAGAGTGGTCGGCAATGGTCGATGACTGAGGTTCGCCCACGAGGCAAGCAATCTCTTCTGTCTGAAGATACAGATCGGGCAAAAGAGTGGACTTCTAGTATTCCAGATGTAACCGAGACATATCAGTGCAAGTCTTATGATGAGCTCTCAAAGATTATCAATGACTGGCTGAGTGATGATGATGAGGCTGAAGAAGATGTGGGCACCACACTTTCTGAGACATCGGCTTCAGCTGAATCTAACTACAAGAGCATCGATGAGGCCTTTGCTGATCTCATCGACGACGAATAGTTTCTGTTTTTTGCGGGGTGCATCACGCACCCCGCCTTGAACATACCTGTTCTGTCACTGTAAGATAATGAGTGGAGAAAGAATGTCAAATCAGGATTTTACTGTAGACTTAATTAATGCTCTAAACAAGGAGCATGGCACGCAGGTAGCATACAATCTCAGCCAGGATATTTCACCGACTCATGTTGAGCGGTGGATTTCAACAGGGTCAAAGCTGCTTGACTATATTTGCTCTAATAGAAGGGGTGGAGGTCTTCCTGAAGGGAGAATTGTAGAGGTTTTTGGACCACCGTCCATTGGAAAGTCTCACATAGCCACACAGATTGCTAGAACAACCCAAAAAATGGGTGGAATTGTTGTTTATATTGACACAGAAAATGCGACTTCTGTAGAAAACTTAAAGATGCTAGGCGTTGATGTGTCAAAGAGATTTGTGTATGTTGACACTCATTGCACGGAAGAGGTTCTCTCTATTGCAGAGGCGACTATTATGAAGGCAAAGGCGATGGATAAGGATGTGCCAATCACCATTGTCTGGGATTCTGTTGCTGCATCATCACCCAAGGCTGAGCTAATTGGAGACTATGATAAGGAGTCCATCGGATTACAAGCTCGTGCGATTTCTAAGGGCATGAGAAAGATCACAGGGGTGATTGCAAATCAAAATGTTCTATTTGTAATCCTTAATCAGATTCGAACTAAGATCGGAGTGATGTATGGTGATCCTGATACGACACCGGGAGGAAAGGCAATTCCATTTCATGCCTCCACAAGAATCAAGCTAGGAGCTGGCCAGCAGATTAAGGATGGTGATGATGTGATCGGTATTCATGTTTCTGCTAAGACCATTAAGAATAAGGTCGCCCCTCCTTTTAGAAAGATTAATTTTGAGATTCACTTCGGTGTGGGTATTAAGGAGCATGAGCAGATATTCGATCTGCTAAGAAAGCATGGGCCAGAAGTGATCAAGGGAAAGGAGGTCTCTGTATCAGGAACAGGTTCTTGGAAGCGCCTAACCGTAACAGACACACAAACTGGTGAAATTCTTATTGAGAAGAAGTTTCATAAGCCAAAGTTTGGTGAAATAATGAGAAATCCCGAATATACAGCTTACATAGATGATCTCTTAGAATATGCAATGGTGAAAAAGTTTAATCAAGATAATCTAGAAATAGATACAGAGTCCTATGAAGAGATGAAATCTTTAGCAGATGCTATGAGTGAGTGTAGTCTCGAGGCAACAGATTGACCGATGAAGGCCGGGTAATTCTAATTGTAGATGCCTTGAATTTGTTTACAAGGCACTATGTTGCACATCCTGCTGTCAACGCTAATGGTGGTCACGTT